GTGCGCCGTGGCGTTCCCGCCGAAGGCAATCCCGTCGCCGCTGTTGGCGTAGGCCACGTCGTCGCGGCCGTGGCCGTCGAGGTCGTTGTCTTCAATCCAGATGTGCGACGGGTCGATGAAGAATTGGCAGCCGTGCGCGCCGCTCCGCACCTGGACGTGGTTCCGGCGAATGACGATGTGCGAACAGCCCTGCCCATTGCCGCGGATGGCGCCGCCATCCATCGTCGAGCTGTTCGTCGCGTCGATGGTCAGATGCTCGACGCAGATGGCGCGTCGGCCGTCGAGCGTGACGACGGGCTGTAAGCCCGTCGGGCCGGGCAGATGCAGCGGCGCCCCGTCCCAATCGCCGAACGTGATCCAGTCGTGCGGCGTGCCGTCGGCCAGCGGGTAAATCGACGCGGTATCCGGATCGCCCTTCCCGCGCAGATGCCAGTACTCGCCGGGCCGCGCCTGCATCGTCCAGGTGTAGGGCGTCTTCCAGGGGTTCGCGTAGGTGCCGGTCCCCGTGGTATCGCTCCCGCCATCACAGTCGATAAACTTGTGGACGCGCGGAGGCGGGACGATCGGCCGCGCCGCCTCGAAGAGCGGCCTCCACGCCAAGTCAGCGATGAGGCTGAGCGTTTGTGGCCGGTGCATGGCTTAGGCTGTCGCGCTGAAGTCCAGCGGTAGCACTTCCTGTGCGAGCCGCCGCGCGGCGATCTCGCAGTACCGTTCCTCGATTTCGATCCCGATGGCCTGCCGTCCGTGAAACTTCGCCGCAACCAGCGTTGTGCCACTACCCATGAATGGATCCAGCACGACACCTTCGGGACAGGCGCCCAGCAATTGCCGCAGCAAGTCAACCGGCTTTGTGTGTGGGTGTCCTGTCTCGGTCGCAATGGCGGCGATCCCGCCGTGCGAACTTCGCAGGATTCCACTCCACCGAACCGAACGAGGCGGCCACGGGCCAATGAGAAACACGGGCTCGGAATCGCGCCGATACCCTGTCGTCGAACCGACGACGCCAGCATCTGACGGTTTCGCCCAGACTAAGACTTGCCGCACCTCAGCCGGAAAGGGCGCATAGAACGATCCGAACACGACCGCCGGCGTATCGCGCATGACCGCCAGCATCCAGTCTCTCGCTGATGTGTCCGCATCACCTGCGATGCCCGAATGCGCTTTGCTCTGTCGCGCGGCGTGAACGCCGCGCGACCAGTTGATCCCATACGGCGGATCCGTCACGACGACAGCACACGACCACGGCAACAGGTCGCGACAGTCGCCGTGATAGATCGTGATCCCGCCGTGCTCGTAATACGGCCGCATGGGTGTCCTACGGCAGCAGGGTCGCCGTAGCCCAGAGCGCCAAGCCGGCGGCCATCAGGTTCACGCGACTGGCCACGCCCGCTGCCGCCAGCGCGAAGCACACGACCGCGATCACGATCAGCACCAGCCGCAGCGTCAGCGCCATCCCCGCCTCCCGTTACGCACGCTCATACGTGCCGTTGATCAACGCCCACGAATTCGCGCCCCACGTAAACGGCAACGTGTTTTGCAACACCGCGGCGTTGGATTGGGCCACCACGGGCACCAACAGCGTCACCGTCCCCGCCAGCGGCCCGGAGAGCACGCCCGGATTGATGGCCGTGCATTGGAACACCTGCGAGTTCGCGCCATTGATCACGAAGGCTGAACCCAAGCACAGGTTATGCGGACTCGGCCCGAGCGGGATGGGTAAGACAAAGCCCCACCACGATCCGGCGCTGCCATAGGTCGTCGTGGTGCCCGTGAGGAACCGGATCTGCACATGAACCGTTTTGCCGATGCTCGTGGACAGGCCCAGCAGCTGGCCGTTGCCGAGGGCGGGGGCGGTCCCGCCATCCGTGACCCACGTCGGCGTATAGGCGACCCAGCCCGCCGGCGCCGTCCACTTCGCGCCGAACGTCGCATCGGCGGGATCGCGCGTCAGCACATCGCCCGCCGCGCCGCCGCTGAATTTATGCCCGTCGTTCCACGCCGACGGCTGCACCTGTGTCGCGTCGGCCCCGTCGAGCTTCGCACTGACGAACCGATGCTGTAACACATTGCTCATGCGGACACCTCGAACGACAGCCGCCGCAGCACGGCGTCAAAACTGAAGCGCGTGGACGAGGCCTGCACCGTCCGCAGCGGCGCCAACTGCGGCACGTGGAACCGGGAGAGCTGCACGCGCTGAATCAGGAAACTGCCGACCAGATTCGTCGGCGCCGGCAGGTTGATCGCCACGAGCTTCCCGGAGCGCGTCAGGGGATCGCGCGTGGTGTAGGACACGCGGATCTCGGGCGCGGCGAACAGCGCCAGCTCGGCGTCGGCCGTCGCGGTGGCGCCCGCGGCCGACAGGCGCCGGTCCTGGATGAAGTGCTCAATGATGCCGTCGCCGCCTTCGATGGCCGCCAGCGCCGCCTGTGCCGCCAGCGCATCGCGCACGATCAGCAGATAGATCTCCTCGCCGTCGATCAGCGTGCGGGCGATCCCGCTGACGCCCGTGAGCGCCGGCGCCACGGTGATGCTCGCGTTATAACCAACCGTCGCGGTCAACGAGCCGGGGCCGCTGGCCGGGATCCCCGTCAGGCTCGTCGGCGTCACGCCGGTGTACCGGATGACTTGTTCGCCATTGCCCACGATCGCAAAGCCCCCGGCCGACAGAAACGATGCCGGCCCGCTGACCGGAATCACTGTCGCGCCCGCGTTCACCTGGCCGGCGGGCTGCGGCAGCCCGGACGTGTCCACCGTCGGCGCCGCCGCGCCGAGCGTCGCATCGGCCGCCGCGTCGGTGTAGGTCGTGGTGGTGTTATTGGCGATCGTCGTCAGCAGGCGTAACGCCGTCGTGTTGGCCGTCGAGCGATAGATCCGGCGACCGATCACGCTGGCGGTCCCCGTCGCAATCTGACTGAGCGCGACTTGCTGCACGATGGCCGTATTGTTGACGGGCGCCGTCGTGACGTTCAGGGCGGCATCGGTGGTCGTGTCGGTGTAGGTCGTGTCGGTGTTATTGGCAATCGTCGTCAGCAGCCGGAACGCCGCGGGGCCGGTGGGTGCATAGTTCGCCGCCGTGCGATAGAGCTTCCGCGCCGTCACCGCCGGCGGGCCCGTCGCAATCTCGGTCAGGGGCACGACGCACAGCGGCGGGCCGGCGCTGGTGTCCACGGTCGGCGCGAGGGGTTGCCCGGCGACACTGGCCGTGCCGTCAACATATTCCGTCGCCGACAGGTTGCTGATCGTGGTGAGCAGCCGGTACGCGGCGCCCGCATCGGAGCGGTAGATCTTCCGGCCCGTCCCGCGGGGATCGCTCGTGCTGGGGATGGTGACACGAACCTGCATGCCCGGCGTATCGCCGATAGCCGCCGTCCCGCTCCGGGGCGGGCCGAGACTCGCGTCCGCCGTCGTATCCAGATAGGCCGCATCAACGCTGGCCAACCGATCATTGTAGTGCAGTGTCGCGAGCAGATACGGCACGTCGCCGCTATTCCGACTGCGGTACACCTTCCGGCCCGTGACACGCGGATCGGTGGATCGGCGGAAGCCGTTAAACCAGTTGATGGCATTCATGGCCGGGTCGCCGAAGGTGAACCAGAAGGGCGGTGACAACGCGGATTCCCACGTGGTGCCGACGAAGTACGCCAACCAATACCGATACCCGCCGAGCGGCGTCAGACCGCCGCCCGTCGTCGGGATCGGGTAGGGCACGCCCGGCGGGGGGCCGGTCACATCCACCGGCGCGCTCGGCGCAGCGCTCGTCAGCGGCGCGCTGGCCGCCCCGGGCAGGGTTTCGCCGGTGTCCGACGTGATCGTTGTCGCATACCGCACGGTCACGCCCGCGGGCACGCCGCCGGCCGTGCTGCCGACCGCCGCACTAGTGCCGCCGGGCGGCGCCACGCCCGACGGCGCCACCGTCGTCACCGACGGCCCCACGGCGGTCGCGTGCGTTTCCCCGCTGGCCGTGACGAACGTCACCGTGTAGTTGTGCGCGCCCGGATCCGGCCCCGTCCCGGCCGTGGGCGTGCCCGGCACCGGGCCGGTCGCCGGCGGCGCCAGCGGGCCGAGCGTGACGGTGACGGGCGGCGACGGGAGCGATTCCCCCGCGGCCGATTGCCACGTCACCGCGTACGCATGCGACCCGGCGTCGATGCCAACGCCGACTTGCGCCGCGGCCACCAGCGCGACCGACGGCTGCGCGCCGGGGCCGACTAGGGATCCCGGCCCGCCCGTGATCACGCCGGTATACGTCAACCGCTGCTGCCCGACGACCGCCTGCCCGCCCGTCGCCGGAAACATGATCGGATCGCGCACCGGGATCAGGGTTTCTCCGGGCTGGATCTGCGTGAGCACCGTGGTGCCCGCGCCTTCCACCAGCACGCGCGTCCGCACTTGCGTGAGATCGGTTTCAAACTGGAGATCGGCGAAGCATTCGCCGCCGGGTTCGAGCGGGGCCGGCACGTCGCCGGGTTCCTCCAGAAAGAAATGCAGCGCCTTGGAATAGTCCACGTACCAATACCCGCCGATGCGATTCGCCAGCCGCGTGAGCGCGCGGTTCATGTCCTCGAACGTGAAATCAATCGCCACCGCGGGCAGGCCGCCCGCGACGAACGTGGTCGTGAACCCATCGCCCAGGCGCGACGCCATCAGGTCCAATACGATCGCCGTGGCCGATTGCGTCCCGTAGCTCTGCGTCACCTTGCGGCGGTTTAGCGCGCGGGTGTAGTCGGTACAGGACAGGTGATACGCGACGAGCGCGGGGCGGTCGCCGTCGTACAGCTGCTGCACGACGACAATCTCGCCGGCGAAGATGCGCGCGTCGGGCGTCAGCGTGCCGCGGTAGATTTCGATCGGTTGCCCGCGGCGGATCGACGGATACGTGGTGGGCACGGGCGTCGTAACGAAGGCGACCGGATCAAACGACGGCGGGTCAAACGCGGCCGTATCGGGCGCGTGCGGCGTGAGGTTGGCCGTGAGGGTCGCCGTATTCGGTTCCTCGTTGAGCACGTCCGTGATCACGAGGTCCGCGACGCGCACCAGCGCGGACGCCAGCAGGCCGTCAATCACGACGTGGATCGGCGCCGCGGCCATCTACGCGCTCGACAGCAGCCGTTGGCCGCGCATCGACTGCGCCAGCGCATCGCCGACCACTTGCGTAATCGCCTGCCGCGTCTGCGGGTCGTTCGTGCCCAGCATCCCCGTCATGGAGATGTTCACGACCGTCCCGCCCGCCCCACTCGGCACCAGGCCGCCGAACCCGCCCGCCGTCCCGGTGCCGATGCCCGCAAACGCCTGGGAGGCGTGGGCTGCCGCCTTACGCGCCGGGTCCACCATCACGCGATCAAGCTGGCCGAATTCCTTCGCAATGCCGGTGATCAGGTCGGGCACAATCGAGCCGCCGACGATCTGCGCCCACATCCAGCGGAAAATCGCCACCAGTTGTTCACCAATGAGTCGGACGCTCCCCAGCAGCGTCGTAAACCGATCCACGATCCAGAGCTTGATGCCTTCATACACCTGTCTGGCCAGGTCGGGAATTTTGCCGAAGGAATCCTTGATGATGCCGTAGAGGACTTTGGCCTGGTCGCCGGCCTTGTTCCAGTACAGGATCGCCATCCCGACCGTCCCGGCGATCGCCACGCCAAAGGCCGTCAGGATAATGCTGGACGTGGCGATCGCCGCGCCTAATCCCGTCGCGCCAATCACCGTCACGACCGCGGACAGCGGCCCGGCGAGACTCGCGATCACGCCACCGAGCTTGATCACCGCGGCGATCGCGGTCTGCATCCAGTCGGGTAACTCCTGGAACGTCTGCATCAGCGGCGCCATCCGTTCGGTGACGAGCTTGCCGATCGTTTCGTCCAGCTCGCCCATCTGGTTCGCCATATTCTCGACTTGCCCGTTGTAGGTCTTCAAGTCGTTCTGCGCGGCGTTGCCGGTCTTGGTGTTGATGGCCTGCAACATTTCCGCGGCACTCATGCCGGGCTTGTACGCATCCCCTAAGACCTGCTGCAACTTCTTCACCGGGCCTTTATCGGCCGACAGGTTGGCGAGCGACGTGGACACCAGTTTCGCGGCGGATTCCAGATCGATCTTCAGCGCGCTGGCGAGATTCGTGGTCGCCGTCAACGCCAGTTGCATCTGCGCCGGGCCGACCTTGCCGATCGTCGTCAAGGTCGCCGTGATATCCACGATCGCCTCGTCAGCAAACCGCGTCGTCTTCTGGAATTCGCCCGCCATGTCCTGATACGACTTGATGACCGCGGGCGTGGCGTTGCCCGTCGCGTGCAGCGCCGTCGTCAGGCGGTTGACGGCCTCCTGCTCCTCGGTGAACGCCTTGATGAACGGCTGCGCCGACGCGACGATCGTCGTCACGACCTGATTGACGGCTTTGCCCGCGGCGACCGCCTGCTCCTGCGTCAGCTTGAAGGATTTGTCCGCGGCCGGGCCGACGGTTTCCGCCTGCTTCTGGAAGCCGGACATCGCCGCGCCGGC